GGATTGTCTTTTTAGCCCACTTAAAGCCATTCTTTTCTGCCCACATCGCATAAGTAGTGGGGGAGCCTTTATAGAGTCTTGCATGGGGGTTTTGAAAGACAAAACGAATATCATATTCAGGGTGTTGTGCTTTAACTAAGAGGTGCTTCTTCCTATCCTCAACAGAGAAAAGCCCTTTAGATTCAATGATGATTCCATTCTCCAGAACAAAGTCAGGGGTATATGTATGAGGACTAGCTGGAATTGTATAAGGAATCTTTAAGGTTTCATAAGTAAAGGACACCCCAGCAGACTTTAGTTGTCTTGCCAGAGTGTCCTCCAAACCACTTCTATAACAGGCTACTCTATGGAATCGAATTATTAGAAATCACCATCCATATCATTCATAATATCATCATCATTCATAACAAAATCATCTTTATATACCTGTTCCGTGTGGAACCCACCAGCTACTTCAGAGAAGCCAAAAGAGTCCATCTTTGTAAAATCCTGCTTCTTGTATTCTTCCAGCTTCAGCACCTGCACAGCTTGCAACTTCAAAGACAGCCCATTAACACTCTTATTCACATTAAAGGGAGTAGGGGTAAATGCTACCCGGATAATAGAGCCATTGCCAATGATAGTCTTTTTAGGGTCAATAGGGTTTCCTACAGCATCAAAGATACGAACACCCAGCTTATGGGTCTGCCCTTTCTTATCTACATAGGACACCTTCTGTTTGAACTTAAAAACGATGTTACCTTCAGCATCTTCCTTATAGCCCATCAGGGGTTCTGCGGCCCACTTCTTACCCTTAAAGCGTTCATCATTCTGTTTAGCATCTTCCAGAACTTCTTCCAGCTGACTAATCAGCTTATCTGCATCTGCCTTAGAGGGTACCAATGTGATAGTGTAACCTACAACAGTCCCATTAAATTCTTCTGGCTTATCCAGATAGGCCCACATAGCGGTGCCTTTAGGAGTGACCATAGTCCGATTGATAGTAGTGTTATTGTTGTTATTTTCCATAACCATGATTAATAAATTCCCATCCTTTCATGTTTTCACTTTTGTTTCATGAGTTTAATTGTTATTATTCTTCTATATAGTGTGCCAATTAATTAGGCTTTAGTTTTTAACCACATACTTAAGAGCCTTAAACGTTAGCCAGTCAGCAGTTTCATTCACATAGACTCTGAAAGAGTGGTTAGAGTAGTTAATGACAGGCACCCAGTAAACATCTTCCATGAGTTCCTTAATGGTAGCCATAAGAGCACCATCACAAAAGAGCAAGGGGATATGAGAGTCCTCCTTGTTAAAGGTAACTTGCACAAGAGCATCCTTCTTACTTTTAGTGGGAACCTTATCAGCCCATTGGACTTTCATAAGAACTAATTTGCGTTCAAAGGGAGCAAAGTCAATCAGAGTATTATTAGCATCACCCAGAAAAGACCACTTAATATTCTTTGTAATGTCTACCAGTTCAGTAGTAATAGTATTCATTTATCCTTATCCTCCTTAATTAATCATCATCAATCATCATCAATCATCAGCTTAAAAGGTTTATTATTATTATTAATATCCAACCATTCATCTTCTTCAGCGTACTTCAGAGGATTAGGGATTGCCTTAAAGACCTCTTTACAGAGTGTATCAGCATATTTACGGATTTTACAGGCATCCTCATATGCAGAGATCACTTTATTATCATCAGGATTATCAATATCATCATGCTTATTAACCTTATGACCCATACGAGATACATACTTGATAATGTTACATTTCAGATAGCCCTGAAATTCTTCAGAGGTCATCTTACTTCTCATATAGTCAAAAGGTTCAATCCCACCCAGCTTGTAATAAGAGGGATTAGAGGTAGCATTTAAATCATCAAGAAGATACTCTTTTAATTCTTTAGCAGTAGGGGTTTTCTTAGGTACCTCTTTACAGTGTTGTTTGTCATCATTAATCATCATAATCATTAATTTCCTCCTTCTTTTTATTTGACTCTTATATAAAAACATATATAGGTGTCTTTATATTTATAAGAGTGATTATAAGAATGATTATTATAAGGATAATTACTATAAGAAATATCCCTATAAGAATCTTATATAGGTATCTTATATATAAGAATCTTATAGGGTATATCTTATAGAATATATTCTTTATAATAGTCTTAGACTAGTTCTTTTTTCCTTCCTTTCCTCCATATAGTGTGCCAATTAGCTTTCTCCATTTTTTATTACGAGAAGATGTATTGGCTGTCTAAAACGCAAGCGAGGTCTAATTTACCTTTGGCAGGAATCTCAGGGAGTTTTTCATTTTCAGCGAGAATACTGAGGTGCCTTGAAAAAGTGGCTAAAGGGTCACACGTAGTATACATCTGATAGAACTCTGCTCTAACCGTATCGAACATTGTTTGAGCATCCCCTAAAGAGGTGCCATAGGAGTCATGCACCATAGCATAGCTTTTGATACCCTTATGAGCACACGCATATACAGTCCGTTGCAAGTGAGCCGCATCCAAACTATGGATAAAGTTAGGAGCAATCCCAGAACCTTGATGGTGCTTATCAATCTTATCAGTATCTTCAGAGTAATACAGTCTGATTCTCTTGTTACTGATTCTCATCTGATATACGTGTTGTTCCCTCTCTGTATAGTGTTGCTGTACAAGGAGGCCAGCAGGAGTCACCCATGATACTACTTGTTCCTTCTTAGTTACCATAGCGGCACAGGTCTGTAACCATTTCATGCCCTCTACAGCCGCCACTACAGTAGTCCCTACAGCGTCCCAGATCAGTTTAGCCAGGTAACTAGCACACTGTTTAGGGGCTTTATTAAAGACTGATTGTTCCTTTTTGGCTCTGCGGTCTGGATTAATAATATCTTCTCTGAGCTGTTCGGAAAAGCCATACTGTTTAGAGCCATAGGCCAGAGTCATTACACTCCGTTTAGTAACCTTTCTGTTTACTCCGTAGGTCAACCAAATAAGGCTTAAAGTCTTTGTACCCAGCTTTGTATAGGTGTTTCCATCTTCACAGGTCTTTTCTTCATCTTCCGAACCATATAAGGCATCATGATTTAATTGTTCATTTACCTTATCAGCTACAATCCTGTAAATATCATTGGGTTTGTCCTGTGGTACGAGATTCACAGCGGTACCACCTACAGGGTCACGTAAGAGGGCACTGAAGTGTTGCAGCCCTGAACAGGTACCATCATAGGCAATTACAGTACCCGTTACGAATCCTGTAGGGTCATTATTGTGCTTGAATAAATATTCCTGTAGGCGTTTGTATTCAAAGCACCATTGAAGGAACTGAAAGGGTTCATCCTGGTCAGCCCACCATGTATTAATTAGAGGTTCAGTAGCAGAGGCCATAATATTATCATGATTATCATTGACCCATTTCACTCTGTCATCGTAGGAAACCTTGTCTACACCTGCATGGTTAGCACCTGCGACGTAGAACCACTTGATATGCTCAGGGTTCTTTACAGGGGTAGGGTCAGCAAACTGAATGAGTCCCTTTGTCAGATCATCCCCTTGAAAGTTTAACAGAGGGATAGGATAGACACGGCCTCTAAAGTCCATGTTACAAGGGAAGTATATTCTCTCATAACCTTTGAATCTTTTTACAGTCTTTACCGTGGACAGCGTTCTTAAACAGTGACTTTTTCTGACCACTTCTTCTTCGTAAAAAGCAAGCATGGTTTTCTTATAGAGTTTCTTTTCGTCCTCTGTTGGGTTCTCAGAAAGAGTCATCGGTGCAGGTGGTGTGTCCATGTAGGGAATACCTGCATAGCCCCCACCATGATTAATAATCGTGTTGACCACATCAAGAACGTTCGTATCAATTCTCCATGACGTTTCTTGAATTGCATTGACAGCAGTCGTGACAATATCCAGATTTAACTGTTCCAGCTTTTTAAGGTAACTCCGTGTGAAAGCAGAGCCGTTGTTATGGGTTCTCAGTAATTTATGGTCGCCAGCAAGTACCCCAATATAGGCACCTCTATAGTAGTTTGTCCATGGTGCAGGTTTGACAATCATGGGGGGATACTTTGCGGCACGTTCCAAAAGCCAATCTACGTTCTTATCCCATCCCTTAATGAGTTCATCAGAGGCCATTACCGTGTCTCTTTTCTGAAAGGCATCCAGATCAAAGAGGCCACTCTTATTAATGATAATGGTCATGAGTTCCAGCCCCAATGATTGATAGGCTGTCTTGTCCATTTTCTTTGGGTAGGTAAAGGTGTCTTTATGGGTTTCCATGAAAGAGTCCATCCACCACCTGCGGTTATTATCACTGTTACGTGACTTCAATCCCTGTTCCAGCCGTTCCCGTTCAAACTTATCTTTGGGAGCATGAAGATAATAATAATCATACTTGCCATTCTCATAGATTTCCGTGCCCACCATGAGGGCCACACTGGAAACCGTTGGGGTACTACCTCTTAATAATGCTACATTCAAGAGAGAACTCAACGTGGCCAGAGTCAACATACCCGTGAGGGCATCTTTATTATCAGCCCCATAGGCATCTGTTACATACCATTTTAAGGTGTCCACGTAAGGCTTTTTAACACCCCGTTTGTGGCTCAACGTCCTGTCAATCCATTCACTAATGGCATTTTGAAGGGCCGTGAACTCAGTCCCCATTATGGCTTTACCCAGCGGGTCATTAGAAGGTAACACTCCCGTGTGTGGTGTTCTCAGGGCTTCTAGACGTTTCCTCTGGATTTCCACCCCCAGGGCCTTGTATTCAGCCTCCAAATTGAGTTCTTCCAGTCGTAACTTTTCATCGTTCGTCATGGTCATAATTCTCCCTCCCGTAGATAATAAGAGAGAGGACTATCCATCGTGTTTGTGTGTGTGTGTGAATAGTCCCCTCTGTATATGGTTTCCTTATAGTGTGCCAATTAATTGCTGTTCAATTCCTTCAAGAGGTCAAACAGTTCTTGATAGGTGGCACTATCCATATCCCTGTCATTCAGCAGGATACGAACGTTCAAGGTGATTTCAATTTCCTTCAAGTGTTCATCATTAGTGTTTGTCATTGCATCCACGTCCCTTCTATGACCCCCAGAAAGAGGGCCAGCATGAATATAATCGTAAGAGGCTTTCCAATGGTTTCCCATAGCCCTACTCGAAAGTAGAGCCATAGGAGTTTTAAATTATTCTTCATAAGGCCCCTGTACCTTTCCCAGCAGAGTAGCGTCCGTCCCCTTATAGGGCCATTGCTCCATTTCCACTTCATAGTTCATCATGGTAAATTCCTCCCTTAATATGAGTTTTTCATCTATAGAGGTGTATTTATTTTTATCCCCTATAATAAGGTATCAGTATTCTGTCATTGATCGTGTGTGTGTATTCGCTGGGTAGCCGTTTTTATCTATTCGATACGGCCCCCCGTGGCCACTTCAATGGCCCTTAAATAGTCCTTGTCAACGTCATTCCATGTTTTGTAGAGGTGATTTTTAAGGCCATTTCTAATCGCATTTATAGGCGTGCCACTCCATACACTAATATGACGTTTAGTGGTCATACTCCCATCAGTGCTTGTCCAGTAACGACTAAATGCAAGTGTACCGTCTGGAAGTTCAATGGCTACGATTGTATCATAGCTTTTCAGCACTTCAGCCCCATCAGCCATGCGGTACACCATAGCACTCATACTTCTTAATTGATGCTTGCGTTCTACGTGATTCATTCTGATCATGGTTATATTCCTCCCTTATATGTGATACTGATACCTTATTATAAGGGATAAAACTGTCGTCCTATAGGCTATCCATTGGCTACCCATTTTTTAAGATATACTAATAGTAGCCTATAGGGCCTCTGATAGTCACTAGTTATACCACCTAGGAATGTTTTGCCCGTGTTGACAATGGGTTGCCATTCTAGTATAATACTAGTGAATCCTATCAGGATGTTTCTATATGTAGTTGTCAAGGTTCAGAAATCTTAAAGAAAGTCAGTAGAGTGCATGGACTGTATAGGCCACACCAAAGGCAATCAATCCAATTGCAAAGATGGCTTCAAGGATAAAGTCAATTAATTCAACTCTGTTCATACTCTTTGCACCTCCCTTTCTTTCTTTGTTGTCTTGATTATATCAAATTGTTGCCATTTTGTCAACCACCTATTTTATTCATCTTGTTTGTCGTTTCTGTTGGTGGAACTCATTCAAGAGTGATTCCAACTCGTAGCCTGCACAAGATACTTTATAAGGTAGTTGCCATTGCAGTAACTCTTTGATGGTCATATTGTACAATAGATTTTAAAAAA